ACATGTTCTACCGCGCCATATTCACGCGGCCCGCAGGCCTGATCTATGACGCATTTGACGAGCAGCAACACAAGTGCCCGCGCTTTACCATACCGGCACACTGGCCGCGATACCTCGGCCTGGACTTTGGCGGCGTCAACACAGCAGGCGTATTCTATGCCGCTGAATGCGCGCCGGGTACCAGCACGCCGACGGGCCGGCTGTTCCTCTATCGCAGTTATAAGGCCGGAGGCCGCACGGCGGCAGAGCACACGAGGGCGCTGCTTGCCGGCGAGCCTATGCTGCCCGAGTGCGTTGGCGGCTCGAAGTCCGAGGGACAGTGGCGCGACGAATTCCGCGCTGCAGGCCTGCCGGTACGCGAGCCGGATATAACGGACGTCGAGGTTGGAATAGACCGCGTATACGGCGCACACCGCCGCGGCGAGCTGCTGATCTTCGAGGACCAGGAGGCCTACCTTGACGAGAAATCAGCCTACAGCCGGGAGCTGGATGAGGCGGGTGAGCCGACCGAAAAGATCGAGGCGAAAGAAACTTTCCACCACATGGACGCCGAGCGGTATATTATCGGCTATCTGAAGTCGAGCAGTGCAGGCTGGCGGGAAGAGGAATTCCTGATCTAACGAGAGGGGCACATTATGAACGGAGTCTGTAAAGGCCTCGACGGCCAACAGATCGATGGCTCGGATGAGCTTTTGATTGCCAATCCTAGCTGTCGCTGTGATGCAGCACAGGCGATGCTTTGCCCTTATGGGCATATGCTCGAATGTCATATACCGCTCACTTGTCGCGAGGCTGAATGCAGTCACTACCGAAGAGATGAGGAGGTATAACGCCAATGGGAGCTGTACTCGGTCCGGTGGTCAGTCCGGTTATCAGCGGTACTGACAATCCGGCTATCACCAATCTCGAATACAACGCGCAGATTGATGACTGGACGACGGTAAACGATGTCATCAAGGGCACGCATCACCTAAAGACCTGCGCACGCTCGAAGGACTATTTGCCGCAGGAGTCGCGCGAGACGCGGACGGCCTATGACGGCAGGCTCAAGAAGTCGATCTTCTGGAACGCCTTCAAGCGCACGATCTATGGGCTGACCGGCATGGTCTTTAGGCGCGACCCGCGGCTGGGCCGCGATGTGCCGCCGGCGATCTCCGACCCTGATACCGGCGACTGGCAGAACATAGACCTGCAGGGTACGCATGGCGACGTATTCTTGCGCGCCGTATTCAAGCGCGAGATTACAGACGGCCACACGTTCATCCTCGTCGATATGGCACCTCCCGTTACAATGCAGAACCCTGACGCGACGCGGGCTGATGAGGAGGGCCGCCGCCCGTACTGGGTCAGCATCGGCAAAGAGCAGATCATCAACTGGCGCTCGGAAGTCGATCCAAACGGTGAGCTTGAGTTGACGCAGGTCACAATTCAGGAACAGATAACGCTGCCTGCCGGCGTATACCGCGACCAGCTCGTCACGCAGTACCGCGTTCTGCGGCCTGGCAGCTGGGAGCTGTGGCGCAAGCCTGCAGGCCCGGGCAGCTCCGGCGCAGGCCTGACGCTATACGACGAGGGCACGACGAGCTTGGATTACATTCCGCTCGTGCCCATCTATTCGAACAAGACGGCCTTTATGATGAGCGACCCGCCGCTGCTCGATCTGGCTTATGAGAACCTGCGGCACTACCGGCTGCGGTCGGACCTTGACCACATCCTGCACTTTTCGAATGTGCCCATGATTTGGGCCATCGGTCGCCGCGCCCGCACGCCGCAGGGCGACACGGGCACGCGCGAGGTCACTATCAGCCCTAATACGATCATCGATCTGGATAAAGACGGCAAGATTGGGATCCTCGAACACAGCGGCCACGCTATAGCGGCGGCGCAGGCCGAGATCCAGGAAGCAAAAGAGAGCATGGCGGCGCTGGGCCTGCTGCTGCTGGCCCGCCAGCCGCAGGTCGAAAAGACGGCCACCGCCTCGACGCTGGAATATGAGGCCGAGTCGTCGGAGCTGGCCGCGATGGCCCGCTCGCTGCGCGACGGTACTGAGGCCGCGCTGGATATTCACGCCGAGTATTTAGGCCTCGGCAAAGACGCCGGCGGCACGATTATGATCAACAAGGACTTCGCGCAGGCCGAACTCACCGCGCCGCAGTTAATAGCGCTGAGCAACATGGTCGCCACCGACCAGCTGTCACTCGACACGCTGTGGACTCTTATGGGCCAGGCTGAGCAGCTGCCCGCCGACTTCAATCCGGACGAGGAGCACAAGGCAATACAGACAGAGATTCAGAAGCGGACGTTGCCGCTGTACGCGCCCGAGGTGCTCAGCCGGCGCACGCAGATACAGCCGACAGGGCCGGCAGGCGCGCCACCGCCGGCACCGGGTACGCCGCCGAGCTAAACCCTATGATGCACGTACCAGAAAAATATCGAGTGCTTACTGGCCCGATGGCAACGGATGCAAGCTGCGGTAATAACGGCGCATTCGTGATTCCGGAGGGACCGCTAAAGCGGCAGTTGTTCATTATCGCCGCCGACGGCACCGAGAAAGAAGCGGGGCATATTGCCGATGGCTGGGAGCACGTCAGCGTCCACGCAGTCAGTCTCGACGGCAAAGGTTCCTACGTGCCGATGTGGGCCGAGATGGAATACATTGCGCGCCTCTTCTGGGATGACGAGGATACTATCATTCAACTGCATCCGCCGCGCTCGCGCTGGATCAATAATCACCCGAACGTGTTGCACCTCTGGCGGTCATGCAATCACGCGATTCCTTTGCCGCCCGGCGCATTGGTCTAATGGCGGACGATAGTCAACAATTTGCCGACCAGGTTGACAGCTACCACCGCGCGATACTGGCGCTTGAGCAGTCCTCGATCAAGCAGGTCCTTGCAGCGCTAGACGAGGCGCGAGCCGAGATTAACGGCAGAATAGGCGCGGGCGGCGCAAACGAGTTTGATGCCTTCCACTTCCGGCAGCTGCAGGCCGTCATTGCGGCGCGCGTGCGCGCCCTGCAGGCTCAGCTTACGGCGGCAGAGCAGGCGGCAATAAGGCAGGCCGCTGACCTCGGCCAGGAGATGATGTCGCGCGGAGCTGCGGCGGTGGGCGTCGCGCCGACCGGTGTTCCTATCAGCAATAACCTCGTGGCTATTGCCTCGGGCTATGCCGCCGACCGCATAACGGCGCTGACGGCAGAGATACAATCAGGCGTTACGCAAATCCTGAAGCGCGCGGCCCTGGGCGTCATCACGCCGCGGCAGGCCATCCTCGAAGTCGGCAAGTCGCTCGGGTCGCCGGGGGTCTTTCGCTCGATAGCGGCGCGGGCCGAGACGATTGTGCGGACCGAAACGCTAATGATCCAGGCGCAGGCCTCGCAGGCGCAGATGACCGCGGACGCGGCCCGGATGTCGGCTGCCGGCTACGTGCTCAAGAAGTCCTGGCTCAGTGCGCGCGACCTGCGGGTCAGGCCTGCGCACGTCGTCGCTGATGTCACCTACAACCGCGAGGGCACGACGGGGCCGATACCGGTCGATCAGCCGTTCATAGTCGATGGTGAGGAGCTGATGTATCCGCACGACCCGGCTGGCTCGCCCGGCAATGTGATCAACTGCCGATGCGTGAGCGTGCCTGTGGTTGAGCGGGCGGATTGACTCGCTTCAGTGTTTGGCGCGTGTTCGTATGTAAAGTCCATTGCCAATCACCGCGATATCGTCGGCAACTGCTTTGGGTTTTCTCGGTTTATTCCAATATGGCGTTTTGCATTTAGGGCACCGCACGATCTCGGTCGTCCGCGGCGTCCAGCTATGCCCACAGCGCTGGCAGCTGAGTACTGGTAGAGTGATTGTCATTTGCTGGCCTCCCCTGCGGCGTACCACATTCCGGTCCATCCGTTTGCGTAAGCAATGTGATAGAGTCGCTGGAATTCGGCTTGGCCTACTTCCTGCTGAAGCTGAGAGAAGGACTTCCAGTCCCTTTCGCCATTCTCATACTCGATCCACATGCCGTCCGGCAGTGCGAACGTGAAGTTAACTCGATTAATTGCTATTTTCATTTCGTCCTCCTGTCAGATCGCGTATACGGTATAGGCTCGTCCATTCAGGGTCACATCGAAGATTGTCTCGCCGCCGAGACCGTTGATCCGCTCGACCTGATCGGCATTCTGCTTGAGCAGCGCGAGCACTTTGCGGACTTGTCGGTCATTGATATCGCTATCTTCTAAGGCGTACCCGTTGCGTCGCTCGGCTTCGAGCCGATTAGCGGAGTAGTATCTGTATGTTCCCCCGCATTCACAGCGGCAGCCGTCAGGCTTGCCCGAGTAAACAGATAGGATATTGGCTTCGGATACGTCGTTGATTGATTGATATTCGCTTAGCATTATCGTGGCCTTCTGCAATTCGTTCCCAGCGAGCAGGGAATGGTCTTGCCGTTTCGTTCGTGTTCATGAATACGACCCCAGGTTTCGGGTTCGCGTTGTGGCTTGCAGTCGCCTTTGCAGAAAGCGCCGCCAGTACACTTGTGAAGTGCATAGACGGCGGGGAAGGGCTTAAAATTGCGAGCGCACTTGGTCCTTTTCATTTCTAATTCTCCTTTGGATATGCTCAATTTCATACTCATAATATTACCTTATAAGTAAGAAACTGTAAACAACTATTTTCGGTCAAGAGCGCAAAAAGCTGATAAACTGGCGGAGGTAAAGCAGAATAAAAATGCAGAATGACGGCCATTTATTTGGTGAGCCGATCACAATAGAGCGCGCGCAGAGCCGCAGCCTGAGGGGCGGGCGCAGGTACACCGCAAACGGCTATGCGGCGCAGCCTGGTACCGGGCCTGCCGGCGAGACCTGCCGGAGCTGCACGCACTGCGTCGCTAAGGGCTGGAGCGAGCGCGTGTTCTACAAGTGTGCGTTGATGGAGGCCCGCTGGACAAATAGTTACGGAACCGATATTCGATTGAGGAGCGCAGCCTGCCGGCATTGGGAGGCAACGAA